ACAGTGTTGGTTGTAATCATTGTAAGTATCCACCACTGCCACCATAACAAGTCTAACCCACTACACTCTATCATTGCTGCTCATCTTCATCTAACCTCTTTAGCCATTGCCGTTCTTTCTTATTATACTGTTGCTTGATGCGCTTACGCTCTCCTCGCCTCCACTTTAGGAAGCGTTTGGTCTTAGTAAGGGCATCATATTCTTCTGCCGTTTTCATCGGCATACGTTTCATCTGGATAGTCCCCCTCATAAATGACAAGATTCATCATATCCATTTCAGATTCGTCCATACTTTTACCGTTCATATCCCAGTGATACATTGTATCATTATCATCATGCCAAACAAAACAGTCTATCATCCAACCATTAGTACCAGCAGGATTGAAATAAGGATTAATTATATCACCGTTACGTAAACGAACATCATGTCCAGCCCATTCACTGACTTTCATCTGGGTAGTCATCCTCAACCTCGTCCATAAACCAAAAGATGTAATTCTCTAACTCGTCTAGTTCTTCTGTGGTTGCCTCTGGAAAGAACTTACGCATAGGGTTTGGTATATCATCATCGTTTGATGGTAAGTACACATCCCTTAAATCCTCATAGTCTACTCTACATGACCCCTTGGTGTTCCTATGACCAATCCAAAGTGACTGGTCATCCCTTGTATCACCACTTGAGGCGCAATGATAAGTGTACCAAACGCTGTCCAACCATCGACTATATGCCATCAGATTCTGCCTTCGACACTGCATCAACTTGTTCAAGCATGTCTTCTATGATATCCATTAAAAGATGACCTATATGTTCACTTTTAATGTAATCATAATTTGGTATGGTTTTCTTCATTGAAAACATTTGTTTCACACGATTGCCAGCCTTGTGTGGGTTACGCATAATTAAAGATATCTCAAGTTCTCTGCTTTTCATTGTACAATCTCCCCTCTCTACTAAAATTTGGGATGCCCTATATCCACCGCTACGCAGAAGACATTTGATATATCGCCCTATGCCGACATCCAACATAGGGATAGTTGCTCTTCTCTAAGTGCAGGTTAATTCCTGCTCAGATATGTAGTTAAGCAACACCCTAACATATCCTAACGCCACCTGTCGTGATGACGATTATATAGGGCTTCCACCTAATCCCACATCGCTTTAACGTCTGCGTGTCCTAGACGATTCCCTATCGGGAATAATCTCGTGCCGTCCTGCCGTTCGGAATCCACTGGCATCAAGTGTACTCACGAGAAAAGAATGACAGTCTCAGTGACGGGTAACTGTCTGGTGTAGCATTCACACGTAAGAGCTATTATGTACACTATTTACTCTAGCCGTATCTACCTCAATCACAAGAAACTTTAAGCAGCCGTCAAGTCAACTACCTCACAGACACCTGCTGTGCAAGCTAACTCTCTGCCACCTGATGTAGTGTCTTCCTTTTCAAACTCAGGTAACTTACTCCAATCTACACTATCTGGCATCTTTGTCAAGAACTCTTTGTATTGTTCTTCATCAATGTCCTGATACGGTGCTTGCTGGTATGTATGCTCACTGTGTGGTAGGAAGCTAATGCCTGACACATTATCAAAGTGTTCATAGACCCATGCTCCTACATCCATCCACTCATGTTCCTTAACAGAGATTGTGACAGAAGGTTTATGCTCACACCAGTGCAGTTGATAGGCTAACCACAACTCAAGCTGTTCAATAGCTGACATGTCGTTTCGTGTGATTGCAGTTTTAGGTGACTGCATCGGGAAGCTAAACACTGTCGTGCTATCAGGCTTCATAACATCAGGCTCATTTGGAATACCCTGAGCAATCATAAACTGTGTCAACGGGTCTTTGTTATCGCCCCGTACAGTACGAATGTAGTAAGGATTGTGACGAGCATGAATGCCTGATGCACTGTCAACTAATTGACTCACTGTACCACTAGGCTTGACACATGTAATAGCGGCAGACTGATTGATGCCCAGCTTATTAGACAACTCTGCATTAGTACGAACAGCTTCGTCACGTAGTGACTGCAGTGTCGTAGCAATGTTTGTGCCTAACTGCGATGACTTACCTGACATCAGTAGGTTATCCATGATACCTGTCAGTGACACACCCAGTAAACGCTCTTCTTCTGTGTTGTTCTGCCAAATCTTACGGATGTATTTAAAGTCCGTCAGCGTTGATTGGAACGTGCCTAGTATGGTTGCTAGTCTCACCTTGTTTGTGAGCGTCTGCTGCGTGTCTGAGGCTCTTACAACCACCTCTGAGAGATTACAGAACTGGTATGGGCGTAAGATAATCTCAGAGCAGGGGTTACAACCGAAGTCATGTTCAGCATCACGTCTACCATTCTTAGCCGCTTGCTTCTTAGCTGACTGGCGATTGAAGATACCACGTTCACCTGACTTACTGTCGTACAGTGACATCCACTCACGCATGAATGTACCCATCTGTGGCTTCTCTTTGTAGGCAACACTGTTGTTAGCCAACGCACGTTGTCCTTCATTCTCCCACCACTGTCCTGCCTTTGCATGACGCATCTGGTCATCATTTAGGTTAGACAGGCTGATGAGGGCAGACCTACGTACACCACCAACAACTACAACCTCACCAATCTTACACATCAAGTCGTGGCATTCGATTGGGTATAGCCTACGTCCTGCCGCACCCTTGAACTTCTCAATACAGAAGTTAAACAGTTCAATCAAGGGCTGTGGACCTGATGCCCTACCACCAAATGTCTTCAGCCTAGCACCTGCAGGGCGTACCTCTGATACATCGAACTTAGGAACTTGTCCAGTGTACAGCATGGCAATCAGTTCCTTCAATGACTTTGCCCAACCTGGACGGCTATCACCTACCTTGATTACTGTATCTGTATCATGAAAGTCTTCATTGACAATAGGTAACTTATCCACGCTATGACGTTCAACACTGAACCCAACGCCAGTGCCGCACATAAGAATGTACATAGTCTCATCAAAGGCACGAGGGTTATCCACAGGAACGTATGAGCAGTTGTAGCCACCCACGTGGCATCTGTCTAGTGCAGGACCAGATGTCATCAAGGCTCTCATGCTAGGCATGATGTCCTGATTGAGTACTGCTTCCTCTAGTTCATCACGTGTTTGCTTTGTAATCTTGTAACTGTGCTTATCACGAAGATGGTTTGTGATGTAATCAAAGTAACGTGACACTGTTTCTTGCCACGTCTCACGCCTTTGTTCATCCTCTTTCCATCGTGCGTAACGAGATAACGCTATAAAGTTTTGGTAGTCTGTTGGTAGGTAATTATTCATATCTGTTCTCCATTACTGTTCGTATTGTTCTAACTCTGATTCCATCAATGTCATACATCATTTCTTGAATGGCATCTTCTAGTTCTTCATCAACTCTGCCATCCGCTGGCATTGTATATTCTTCATCATCAATCTGTAGGGTCATGAATACTTTAACTGTCACCATCGTAGTAGCCTTCCACTTCCGTAATCAAACGATTGAGATACCACTGTGCTTTCTTCAAGTCCTCTGAACCATTCTTGTAGCGGTATCGCCATAGGTATTTGAGTATGTTGCCTTGCAAGTAGTATTCAAACCCCTCACCAGTAGCTGCAGCAATAGCATCAACGCATTCAATCCCCGACTTGTTATAGTGTGGGGGATTGTTTACTGCATCATTCTTTCTGCGGCTATCAGCTTCTTCTGCTTCAAACTCTTCAATTAGCTTTCTATAATCTGTCATCAAGCACTCCCCTTCGTTTTACTTCCAAATGATAATGTCACCACATTGTCATCTACTTCTAACACCTTACCCCTATCGTTGTCAACAGGAATATCCTGTTCTGTAATATTATCTTCTTCATAATCCATAACAAAGTTATGTACGGTATCACGTATGTCTTCATGTGTTTCCATCAGGGGTATTGTGCAAGCCACCATCTTAGTCAGGTGCAGTATCTGATAGTAGTCATCGTCTGACATGTTCTTATCATCATTCGTAATGATGGCTACATCAATCTCGCCTGTCCATTCATTTGTTTCATCTGACTGTGGGCGAATACGTATCAGGAAATCGTTGTCCTTGATGTGTCTGTCTGCGTTATCTGTCATAGCTAACTCCTTTGCTTTTTAGTTCCAGTAAATTTGATAAACTTGGGATGCCTATTCTTCCCTTTCTCCTTCAGCCAATCTTCGGGAATGATGCGGTCATAGTACAAGAAACCATACTTGATACACCACTCAGCGTAGTTTGACTTAGCACCCTTTCGCAACTTGCGTCTGCTATTCTCAAACACAAACCGTAAATCTAATGTAGGATGCTGCCGCTTAATTGCAAGGTGCTTACGCCTATCAGCGGCTGTAAACATCCCCTTAGATTCAATGATAATGCCGTTACTCAATATGAAGTCTGGTGTATAGGTGCGGTAGGCTAAGTCTTCCCACTCAATCTTGAG